CCCGCATCGTGCGGCAGTCAACCCTGAGCGTGAAGGTAGTAGACAATGACTGAAGTGGCGCTAACGCAAAAGCAGGCTCACTTCCGGCGCGTCTTTAGCCGGTTCGTCAGAAAGCACGGATATACGCCTACTGTCAGAGAGATCGCTGAGCATATGAATATGCACCCAGCACAGGCTCACAGGTATATGACCGCGCTTGTTGAACGTGGCGCTGCGACAAGGCAGCTTGGCAAAGCGGCCTCGTTTAAGTTAATATGAATAGCTCGCGCCGTTCCTCCCTTGGCGCGGCTTCCCTCGCGGCTCGATCTTTCTCCCTTGGTCGAGCCGCACTTTTCTCACAAGAGGCAAATATGAAACAACCAAGTTTTAAACCAGACGACCTAGTCAGCGTGACTGGCCCGAAAGGCAGGCTGGTGTCAGCCATAGTCAGGCGAGTTGAGCGCATCGACGACGAAAGCTACAATGTGGTTTTTGAGGATATGCAAACGGCTGACAGGTTTGACTATCAATATCTTTATAAGTGAGGTGAGGGGGCGAAAGCCCCCTTATTTCGTTAGCCCCTTCATCTTCTCGAAGCTACGCATGCCGCCAAGTCCCAACATGCCCATTAACACGGTCAGCAGGCTCGACATATCAAACTGAGGCAGATCGGGTAGAGCCACACCGGCATAGGCGCTGGCGAAGATAACAAAGGGCGCAAGCACAAAATGCCAGCATAATGCGACGCCACACGTCCACCCGACGAAGGGACGCCACCCAGCCACGAAGATTGACCTGTGAGACGCCTCAGCCTTATTGATTTCCAGTTGCCCCTTAGCCAGCTCTTGCGCGTGCCTATCGGCCATTGTGGCTAGTTCATGCGCCAGTTTGTTCTTCTGGTCTTTGTCTTCGATAAATTTGTCCAATAATCCTGTCACTGGTGCGATCAATGCTTCAATCATTTACTTGCCCTCGTTACTCATCCAGATGCCAAAGGCACCAGTTGCCGCCCCGACTATCGTTGAAACAAACGCTGTCTGCTGCGTTGTGGCTGATGCGCCTAAACCCATAAACCAGTCGCACACATTCCACGCCATTACGGTAAACGCCAGCATCATCAATCGCGGGATGATCTTATATTCTAGTAGTGCCTTAGCCATCAGCCAGCGCCCTAAATCTTGCCGTAATTCGCTTGGCACGATTAGGCGTCTGGTCAAACCACCGGCTGTCCTCTGCCTCGGCGGCGACTGTCAGCCACGCTTTCGGATCGTCCATTGCCTCAGCTACTGCCGCCCACATCTTTACGAACTTCGAGCAGCGTGGGTATCCAAGTTGGAAAGTCATATTGCAAAGCGCCAGAGCCGCGTCAGGGTAACGCTCGTCCAGCTCATTAAAGTTGATATCGAAAATTCCGCATATCCGCACGCAATCCTCAATCGTCACAGCGATATCGAGATTAAAGCGCTGGCGCACACGATCCTCAGAAACAGGCGTGCCAACCGGCAGGCCGTATTCTGGGTCGTGTTCTTTCACCAGCGCGCCTATTCCAAACGTGGGCAGGCCGAGGCTGTCGAGATATATCTCGTAGCGACAGCCCTCGTCGGCGGCAATTTCCTCTCGCAGCGCGTCTTTATTCATCGCCTCATCTCCCGCGCAATCTCAATAGCCCTGACGAAACTGTCTCTCTCAGCCTCCTGAGTAAACACGCTGGGCGAAAGCCGTTTTGTGAACTGCCTGATTTGCGAGATGTGAAAAAAAAGGCATGAACGCTGTTGAGCTGCACAAAGCACCAAGATGTCATAATCACAATGCTCCTTTGTATTATGCGGCAACGCCTTGTGGCTGCCAGACGTAAGTTGAAAATGGTAACCCGGAGTTCTGCTGCCTTTATCCGAGCGCAGGCTCGAAGTCTTAACTTGGCAGAGATACACTTCGTTATTAGTTTTTGAAATAGCGACACCATCAATTTTATCCTGTTGCGCCGGAGCGTAAGCCCAGCCTGTTTGCGATAGCACTGCGGCTGCGGCCAGATATTCGCCAATCAGGCCAGTTGTTGTTTCACTCATTTAAGCCCTATGGCTCCAGCAGTTGATACCATCACAGCGATAAACAAACCTACCACAACCACCGATAATAAGAAAATAGCCAAACCTATTTTTACGTTTTCCATTATTTCATCTTGCCGCAATTGAGCCATCCTGCGAGCCTCTAGCTGGGCGGCCTTGGCTTCTTTAATCCGCTTTGCGCGCTCATCCAGAATTGATTGCCAAGTGCCAGCGCCAAAGCGGTGATCTGTCAGGCGGCGCACCTCTGCGACTTGTTCAGCAGCGATTTTCGCGTCAATCATTTCCTTGGCTACGGACTGAACGCCGAATTGGTCAGCCAGCCCGACGCCAGCCTTTTTGTTGCTGGCGGCTTGAACCTGAGCCTGCCCATTAAGCAGCGCGTCGATGTCATTGGCAATAGCGCCTATATCCTTGGCAGTGCCGAGTGCGGATTTGATCCCATCCACGCTCGCTTTTACCAGAGCGATGCCAGCCAAGGCTGTACTGATAGGCTCCATTAAGACAACATCCCCTTCTTCAACAAGTCACAACGCCATTTAATCGGCATCAGGTTAGCTATCTCGCCAACCGCCCTAGACATTTCCATAGCACGGTTACGGCACTCTCTCTCGGTGTAATAGGGGCCACGGATATCGTGAAACTCAACGCAGTCAGTTGGTGCGCCAATGACACAAGCCAATATGACTGCCTTGAACATTAGGTGCCTCGGCTGAGTACCTTGTCGAGCTTATCTTCGACACGGTGCAAAGCGTCCATCACGTTACGCATGTCGGAGCGCACATCGTCCTTTGTGGCGTACTCCTCGCGGGTCTTGTTGAGCAAGATGTTGAGCCGCTTTTGCTCTTTGCTGGTCTCGCTTAAAAACCACGCAAGTCCAGCCACAACCAGACTAATGAGTGTGTCGATAAGGCTGGTCATTTGCATTAGATTGCATCCGGCCAGTCGTTGATAGGTGCGTTGCCGGTAGGATTACCGTCAGCGTCCACAGGAACGTCATAGAGCGCGATAAAGGCGTCTAGGGTAGTGACAGCGGTGATTGCTGTCTCAATGGTGCCTGACGCGGCTCTAACGGCTGCGCGGTAGGCCAAGACGTTGGCAGGTATGTCGGTGCCGTTTTCAGCAGACCGCACGACCATCCAATCAGTCGGGGCTAGTAAGCCGCCAGCCTGTGCCTTGACTGTGGCAATCGCGTTTGACTTGAGGCCAAGCGTTACGACCTGTTCACCGTCTTGCATCAGCGGGTCGCCGTTCTCGTCAACCTCATTCACATCATCCAGCGACTTAGCCACACCGGCTGACCAGTAGAACCGCCCATCGAAGCTGGCTGGGTCATCTTCCCAGACTAGCCCCTTGGCTGTCTTAGTTCCGTCATCCCACAACATCCAGTTTGAGGGGTGCTGTATTCCGTCATTATCTGTCCACGCCTTACCAGCGCGGATAATACGACCTGAGTATAGATATGCCATCGGTTATCTCCTTATCTGGCGTTAGCGTATTTAAAGGGCGTTTCGGCAAAGGCGAGGTAGATTAGTGTATTGCCAGAACCATTGATTGTTACATATGTGTTCCTTATTTTGAAACCATTGCTTAAAAAGTCCAAAACTGGTTTATCATTGATTTCTGCATTAGATGCGTTTGGCCCAAGCCATAGCCCTGAAACATTATATGTATCTCTTGAAGTATCATATATAGTCCAATTAGATGAGATGCTAGCGTTCTTCATCATCACAAAAGCCGGACGAAATCCACAGAATACAAAGCTACCATCTGCGCTGCCGTTGCCGGTGAAGGAACCCGCCTTAGTGGTGTCTGTGTTTGCGAAACAGTAGGCTATCATTGTTGATGCTGGATTTGTTCCAGTACCAGAACCTAAAGAAAAAACGGTTGATGTAGGTGCAGTGTTATTCCAAACTAAATTTGTTGTTCCTTGCCCCGCTGTTCCTTCAAGTGATAAATACCATTGCCAAGGATTTGTACCGCTATTTAATGACGAATGACCAACCACCCATCCTGTTGCGTTTACCCTCGGCTTAACGATAATCATATCAGGTGCAGATGACAGGCCGTGACCGACTGTAGCCCCAGCACTACCATTGCCAGTATAACTAACAATACTAAACCCTGCGTCAGTATTCGCAGACACCTGTGACGTAATGCTACCATCAGTATTGCTGACCGCTGTGCCGCCAGCTTTCCAGTTCCAAGCGACATAATTACCAGCAGAATTGTTTAGTTCTGATGTTCCGCTTCCTAAACTAAACCCATCACTGTCAAACGATGTCATACCTGTTGCAACAG